TAGCGCCTATCCCAAGTTGCTTTTCATTAGGTGCTAGAGCTTTCAATACTGGCCCAATTAGTCCAGCTATAAAAGCATTAGCTAGTACTTTAGGGTCTGAAATACCCGATAAATACAAAGCTCCTACACAAGATAAAGCCGCACGTAGATAAGATAAGGCCGCTGCCTTTAGTTGCGCGCTCAATTTGAGTCCGCCCAGGCAATAACGTTAAAAGTAAAGGACGGTGTTACGCCGCCAATTTCGTAATTTACTCTTAGGTTATCTGTAAAAGGTGTGGTCAATCTTATAACCTCACGGCTTGCAGCTGTTTTCTGTGTGAACGTAGCTATAGTGTTGTAGTTTGTGCCGTCTGTTGTATCTTGCACGACTACATCTAGGGTAGGTGCGGTGCCACTAGCTGCAGTTACCTGTAGCTGTAGTACTAACTGCCGTGCAGCTGCAAAACCTGTAACCGCTGTGCCTGCCGCTGTTGCTGTGCGAACACCTGAGGCTAAAAGGGTTACCGTACTTGCAGGTATATTAGCTTGCTGTATGTCACTCATTTTTGCTCTTTTCTAGCCCTAATTTGTTTATTAACTCTGCAACCTTTGCAGGGCCAATACTAATCTCAAAGTGCATTTCGTCTTTACGGTTTTTGTAATCCCCACCCCAGGTTAGGCCGTATTTTTTAGCCAGGGCTCTAATCATAGGTACCTTGTTAGTCTCAAACGTACCTACTTTAGCCAGCGGGTGTTTAGTTGCATTGAGGTCTATAGCTGTGCCGCTACTGTGGTTACTAATTTTGTCAGTAGTGCCTCGCACCATACGGTAGCAGTAACCCCAATCATCTAGCTCCCCACCTTCTAACGGCTCTATTAGCTCGTTAAACTCTTTAGCAAAGTTAATAAGTAACGGCGCTACCTTTTCAGCGCAACGCAGTTTTAGGTTTGTGCCTTCTACCTTGTAGGATTTAACTCCTATTTCAGCTTGGTCTTTAGATGCCGGCCAGCCGTTATAGCTAGTCTGCATTATTTGCCTAGCTTGAACCCGTCAGGCAATGGCTTTTCGTAATTCCACTCAGCAATGTAATCGCCTAATCCGTCAGAGTCATTTTGAAGGATTATTTTACTGTGGAAAATATAATCCTTTTCTACTAACTCAGGATAAATCTCAATAATTTGCTCATATAATGATTTCATCAGGTTCTCACTCCTACCGCTGTAAAATATGAACTTGTACTGCCGCTATAAACAGAAGTTTGACTAGATGAAAAATAAACCTCTACGTAATCTGTTGTACCGTTCAAATACATAATAGTTGTATTTTGAGCCCTAAAGCCTGGAGTACCACCGCTAGGGCCATTAGAATTATTTGCGCCGTTTTTGTAAAAATTCATACTTAGCGTTCCAGCATCGGGATTGTATTGCGTGGCAGTCATAATATAATAGCCGCCAACATTTGGTGTAAATCTAGATGAAGCAAAACAACTTGCAGTATCCCAGTCCTCTACTTGATAGAGTTTTTTTGTTTGAGTATTTGCTGAAATTGATTGGTCTTCATTTGAGTAAGCTCTAAAAGTAGGCAAGCCCGTAGCACCTGCTGGAGTAGCCCATTTAACTTTATACGGGCTAACTGTTGTGTCGGCGGTTAATACTTGCGCGGTTGTACCAATAGGCAGGTTATCGTAAGTACCTGAGCCTGTACCTACTACGATATCGCCAGCTGCAGTAATGGTTGTGGCCATATCGTTAGTAATAGTTACGGTGCCGCTTGTGCCGCCTCCAGTAATACCTACGCCAGCTGTTACACCTTCAATATCACCCGTAGCACCTGAGGCGACCCACGCTGCACCGTCATAATACCAAAGCCCGTTAGTGTCTTTAGTAAAAGCAAACTGCCCCTCTTGTGGTGAGGTAATTGCTGCGTTACGAGCTGCCGCTGAGGCAAACACCAATACGCCCTGCATTAGGTAGCCGTTAACGTCAGCTGCCGTAAGTACCTCGCCAGTAGTAAAGGTCTTAAAACCTAATCCAGCTGCCATAGTCTTATCTCCTTAATAACTTAATACGCCGCTGTCAAGCAAGCCGTATATGGATGAGTCTAATATAAAGCCGTCAATTATTGGCTCTAAAGTGGTAAGTGTTGTTTTCCAGCTGTTAGGCGTAATGCTCATAGCAACGCCAAACACCTGTAAAGTTTTAGTAAGGGTTGAACCCCCAGGTTGATTTGTAGTAATAGTTACAGGGTCAAAATAATCTAGGCTTAAAGCTGCAATAATGCCTGTATTGTAATTATTGGTGTATAAATCTAGCTGAATAGCATCGCATCGGATACTTGTCTCAGCCCTAGATGCAACGTATGCCTGTGCGTAATCTAGGGCCACGGCATCGGTTTGCATTAGTAGGTTTTGCTGGTTATAGCTATGGATAAAATACTTATCTATGCTTGGCTGGTTTATAGCCGTTTGAGCCGTACCGCCGCTGCGCGTAATGCTAGCTGAGTTGTAAACTAGGGTATCATCAAGGCGCCACACCGCATCAAAATAGCTAATATCTGAGCCATTATCGTTAAATACTGTAGGCGTAGCCCCTGTACTGCCAGCCGTAACTGAGCGGTCTTGAAAAACAAAACTGCCGGCTGCATCTACATATAAAGCGCCGTATTCGCTAGTCTCTACGGTCTGCATAGCTGCAAGGCTTGTGCGGGCTGTGCCTGGGTCTGCCTGCATTGTAGTCAAACCTGCATCTACGTCACGCATAGAGACGGGCCAAGAGATAGCATCTAGTAGGTTATTTATTCTTGCACCGCTAAGCTGACCCGCTGAGGTGCCGGCCACGGTACTTATCTGTGCATTTTGTGCCAGTCTAAAGGCATCTACAGCTGTAATAGTGGTATAAACAACATCAAGGGCATTTTTAGGTGTCGTAGTTTGGTAAGTAGTAATAAAACCTGAAAAGATAGGGTAAGTAACAGCTCCATAAGTAGCCGTAATCTGCACTTTACGCATAGGTGTTAATAAATTGTAATACGGCCCACTAGGGTTTTGCGGGTTAAAGTCTCCGTTTTGGTCAACGATACGCATAGTAAGGCTGCCCGTTTGAAATTGGTCAGCTTGTGGATTACGCCCGCGCTTTGTCTCAATACTATCTACTACGTCAGATACATCCACAATAACTGAGGCGCTATCGCCTAACACGTTAGTACCCAATATGCCGCTGTCTAAAATCATCGCCTGAGCAAAAGCTGGGCCAGTACTAAAGTTAATAACGGCGTTAATTACGGGTACGGTCATAATGCCCCAGCAAAGTTGAGGTTATTGCCAAACCTGTTATTTTCTTGTACGGCATTTTGTACTACTTCAATAAGGCCGCTTGTCTTATCTATAATTTCTACCGTTACGGATGAGCCTGAGCCATAGCCTGCGCCTCTGTTCATATTAACGCTATAGCCGCCAAAATCACCTAACTTCTTTTGAAAATCAACAAGTGATAAATATTGAGCGTAGTTTTCTTGCTCTTGTATTTGAGCCATAACATCGGCTAATACGGCTACCGCATCGGTAACCTCTAAAATGGCGCCTATAGATTCTTTGCCAGTTAGTTTTGCTATTGGCGTAACATCTTTTATGCCAAAATCTTTTTTACCGCCTGAGCCACTACTACCAGTTGTACCAGTTTTGCCTGTACCGCCAGCAAGTAAATCCATCATAGCTCGTATTTTGGCTAGGGCATCATCTAAGTTTTTTTGGTTAATAAGGTCTTTAGGCATCAAACTATCTAAAATAGATTTAATGCTTAATAGAGTCAGGTCTTGTTTTTGTAAAGCGCTTAATACCTTTAGGTCAGCGTTAAGTTTAGCCGTGGCTGAAATAATTGCCTGAATATCTTTAGATGCTATTGCTTCTTCAAGGGCTAAAATATCCTGTTTAATCTTTAGGCGTTGTACATCATTGGCAATAGCTAGTATTTGTGAGCCTGTAGTGGCTTTACCTAACGCCTCCGCTTGGCCTATTAGAGCTGCGTTAAGTTGGATTTTCTCCATATCAAAAACATCTGTTCCCTTGCCTAAAGCTAATTGTGCCGCCGCCATCGCCTTATCTAAAGCTGCTTGCTCTTTTTTGGCTTTTGTCGTTGCTAGCGCTGCAGCTGCTTGCTCTCTTGCTAGTTTTGCTAATTCTTTATTACGCCTAATTGCATCGTTTTCAGCCTTTTTTCTAGCGGCTAAATCCGATTTTTGAGTATCTTGGCTCAATACGCTTAATGCCATATTACCCGCGCCGGTAGCCGCTACTGTTTTACCGCCTGCTCTACCACCACTTACGTAATAGGCAGGACTAAAAGCTTTTTGTGCAGCTGTGCCTGTTAAGGCTGATACTGCATTACCTACCTCAGTTACAACGGATGCAAAGGCTGAAGCAAGAGTATCTATTTTACTAATAAGACCATCTACGCCCTGGCTACCTGTAATTTTAATCATTGCATCTAAAAGAGCTGTGCCAATAGTCTCGCTAGCATTAGAGGTAGCAACACTTAGTTTTGCCATTGACCCTGCATAAGTATCTAAAGCTGTACCACCTGCACCTGCAAAGTTTTGTCTAAGCTTGGTTTGTATTTGAGCGAAATCCATAGACTTTAACTCAGCCTGAGTAAGTCCTAAATTGAGTTGTTTTAATCCTTTTGTGTTGCCTATATAAGCCTGACTTAAAATATCCACAGTACTTGCATAGTCCAGACCACTACCGCTAGAGACATCAAAAGCCAGCTGCATTAACTCCTGGGTTTTAGTCGCTGAGCCGGTAACTGTCGCTAGTTGAGAATAGGCCGGCCTAAGCTGGTCGTCCAAAATGGCCGTTTGTTTTTCCATTGAGGATATAAAACTTTCGGCATCAACTGAGGCATAAGCTAAACCAATATTTTTTAAGTTACTAGCTAATATTTTTTGGGCTTTTTGGTCGTCAGCTGCAGCTTTCATCGCAGCTTTTCCATAGGAGACTATTGCTTTAACCCCATAAGCAACGCCTACTGCTCCTGCTAATTTCTTAGCTGAGCCTGTTAATTTAGTAAGAGCGGTGTCAGCCTGCTTAAAAGCTTTTTTTCCTACAAACTCGGCACCAAGATTTATGACTACATTAGGTTCGACTGCCATTATCGGCCCTTCATTATCTCTTTATAAAATCTAAGTTTGGCATTATCTATAGCTTGTAGTACTGCCCCATTAGTCTTGCCGCCGTCCTCTTTCCAAGCTTTAAATATTGCACGGCCTCTCATTTTGCGCGTACGTCTGCCGGCGCCTGTTTGATTGCTTGCATCAACAATTCCGCCGTATTGATTTATAGCTTCAATAAACATATTGCCGGCGCCTGGATTGCTACTTTGTGATAAGCGCTTATCGCTTCCACGTTGAGTACCGCCATAACGGTAATTCTTAACTATAGGGTTTTGTTCACGCCCGTTTGGATGTACTCGGCCTGCAGTTTCATAAATAGTGCCTGCAGCCGATACGTTCACAATACGAGCTAAGGCTCTAAACCCCTGGCGATTAGGTTTGGAAGGTGAAGTTTTATATCCAATACCCGCCTTAGCTGCACGGCTATCCCATTCAGGAAAACGTGCATTTTCTGAAGTTTTACCCCAGCCCGATAAAGGAGCTTCACCAGGTATAAAACCTCTAGCATCTTTTACAATAGGCTTTAATAAGTTTGCTAATTCTTTTCGCATTTCTTTTGCTAAGTCAGGTGTAAATGCCTTAAGAGCTTTGCTTAATTGCTTAGCGCCTATTACCTCTGTTGGCATTTTTCTGCTCCTTAGCTTTATCGTGAAAAACCTTTAACATATTCTTAAACATCTCTGTATCAAGGTCTAGTAAATACTGGGGCGCGATACCCGTCTCAACGGCTAGCTGGGCGACCAGGTAACCAAAACTACCGCGCCCCACTATTGCGAAGGGTCATCGTCCAATACTTCAACCTTAGCTAAGGTATCTAAAAACTCTGCTCCAAACATTGGTACGGTTTGCCCGCTTGTGCGTAAACACTCCCAGGCCAGCCAGTACACATCGGTTTGGCGCTCTAAATCTCTAAAAACCTTGTGAAATCCTGCCTTAGCGTACAACTCAAAGGCCCACTCGATTTTTGGCGTTATCGGATGCTCCGATACTGTGCCGTCAGCCCTTGTAATCTTGAGTTTTGCCATTGTGTTAGCCCCTTTTCTTTTTAGTTATGGTGTAGTTGTAATTACGATTGGTGAGTTACAAGTAAATGTAATGCTTTGAGTACCAATATCTGATACAGCGCCGTTAATATCTGTTGTGTTATTAACCAAAACAGTAGTGCTATATAGAGGATTGGCAGTTGACACTACAGCGCTTGTTTGCTTTAGTGTAAGAGGTACAGTCGTACCCCAGGCAGACTGCAAAGCCGCACGGACTGAGCCCGCGCCTGTTGCAGAATCATCATTAAGAAAATCTAGAGTAATAGTGCTGGCCTCTAGACCTTTAACGAACTTGTGTGCAGTATCCATATTGTTACTACCATTTCTGGCGGGCTAGTCATTTCTGCTAACCTCTATACCTTTACCATTGGTATAGCTCGGACTATATCTTCACCCTATCTCTAGGGGCTGCGCGTGTAGTCTCTACGGACTCTCTGCTTTCGCAGGTTGCCTCGGTATTAACCCGCTTTTATTGGGGGCCTTCACCGATATAGCGCAGTAATTTTCATCGCCGCTTACGCAGCGAGTGGGCAATACTCTTTACCCATAGCGGTTACTTCAAGCTCGTCAAAACTGCGATTTATGGTCGCACTCGTTGTGTTGGTTGTCAAAACAACGCTATTAAGCGTTACTTGGACACCATTGGATAGAAATACGCTCACAGGCTATTCCTCTACTTTCTCTTTGGTTGGTTTATCTTGCTTTGGCTCTTCATTTTGTTTTGGTACGTCTTGGCCTGTTCTCTTAAAAAAGGCCAAATCTTCTTCGCTCCACGCCATTTTATTCTCCTATGTCCAGCTGGTGAGTATGCTTATTTGTAAATCTGCCGTTAGATAGTCACCTGAAGCAACGCTTAAAACGCTTGGTGCGCTAACAGCGGTAACGTTAAAAACAATAGCGCTAGACGCCAATTTATTAAATACGGCCACTATTGTATCTTCAATACCTATAAGGTTCGAAGCGTTATCGAACATAGGCACAGTCATAATAATTTTGAAATTAGCCATAGGCGAAATGCTGGCATATGAGTTATTGCTGGGGCTTATGTATGGGTCAGCCGGAGCTACAACTATGCTGCTACTTTGCATTGTCGCTGGCGGGTAATTAAATACCGTCCAC